CTGTGTAAGGATCGCAGCAGCTTTGCCGAGCTAATGGAACTGATCAATAGTCTCAGCACCAACAAAAGCCTTATAATACAGGAATATATCGGACACAAGGTTGGAACTGATTTAAGGGTGTGGGTAGTTGGCGGTAAGGTAATTGGTGCCATGCAGAGAACATCTGCTAATGATTTTAGGGCAAATATATCAAATGGCGGAACAGGTGAACCTTATGATATCACACCTGAAATTGAATTCATTGCCAGGGAAACAGCACGCATATTGGATCTTGACATAGCAGGGGTTGATTTGCTTTTTAACACCAATGGATTCAAGGTATGTGAGGCCAACAGCGCACCAGGTTTTGCGGGCTTTGAAAAATACTGCAATCAAGACATGGCCAATGCAATAGTTGATTATATTCGATTCCGCATTTCGTAAAAATTTGGTTGACGTTGCGCTTGGTTATGCTATTATTCGTTGGTAAACGAGGAGCATATCATGTTGTCAGTTCCTGCAACTGTGGAAAACGCCCGAAAGATCAACCGCTTGGCGGTCAAACATGGTCTCAACATTGATGCTGGTATTGCGGACATACTTAACAGCGTGCCTCGGGTAACCACCATTCCCGGATTTGCCTTTACCCTCAAGGACTTCCAGAGCGAGGGTGTTGCCTGGCTTGAAAGGCAGGACGGTTGTGGTTTGCTGGCAGATGAGCCTGGCACCGGTAAAACCGTGCAGGTAATGGCCTATATCCACAAATGCAACATGCTGCCGGCCCTTATTGTGGTGCCAAATACCCTAAAACTAAACTGGCGAAATGAAATCATTGCCATGACTGGGCAACGATATCAGATCAATATCGTTGGTAAAAATTACAGCAAACGCCAGATCTCCAAACGGGCCATTCGCAATCCCAATGTGATTTACAGCAAAAATCCAACGCCTGGGTGTGATATCTACATCGTAAACTATGATGTCCTGGGCGCAAATTGCGAAGAAATTGAATCACTTAATATTAAGTTTATGGCCGTGGACGAAAGCCATAAGATCAAAAATCCGGAGGCCAAACGTACGCAAGCCATGCAGCGACTGGCAGTAGGAGCCTACGATGTTAAACTTAAAGGTGGTAAGCGAGAGCGCAAAACATTTGGAAGAGGCATTGGCCGCGTTGTCCTCATGAGCGGCACACCTCTGGTAAATCGCCCCAAGGAACTTTAGACATCGGTGCAGACCGTGGCTCCTTGGGTACCTGAATTCAGTACCTGGATGCGATTTGGCTTCCGTTATTGCAACCCACGTAAAACATTTGCTGGTTGGGATTTCTCGGGTGCTAGCAATACAAGTGAACTGAACGCATTGTTGAACAAGCACGCCATGCTGCGTCGTATCAAAGCAGACGTGCTGAAGGATCTGCCTCCCAAGGTATATCGGACGTTGCCCTTGGAATTTGATCGTCGAGAATACGACAAGGTTGAAGCTGCGTTCAATGGTGTGAACTGGCAGGCCGGTATGGAGGCCATCGTGCGGATGAGAGGCAACGTTGCCAAAAGCAACGATGCAATTGTGGCCATTCAAAAGTTGCGAGAGATTGCTGCCTATGCAAAGCTCGAATCCGCAGTTGAATGGATCAAGGATTATACAGACGAAGGCGAAAAACTGGTTGTGTTTGCCCACAATCGACATGTAATTGACACCATCAAATCTGAGCTTGAAAAGGATCCCGACTATCAAGGAGCCGTCGGTGCTATTTACGGCGGTGTATCAGATGAAGCTCGTGCCGATGCAGTGTTAGACTTCCAAAATGATCCTAAGGTACGAATCATCATAATTGGCATCACTGCCGGCGGATTTGGGCTAACCCTTACCTCTGCAAAGGCCGTTGCTTTCATACAACTACCTTGGACACCAGGTGAGATCGGCCAGTGCGTGGATCGCATACATCGTATCGGCCAGGAGGCTGACAGTGTTACCATTTACAATCTGGTAGCCGAGGGAACGATTGAGGAAGACATGGCCGACATGCTGATTGGCAAAGGGCAGGTGTTGGATGCCGTGCTTGATAATGGGCGCGTTGTAAACACGGTAGATATCAAAATTGCAGGAAAATAATACATGGTTGACCTAATTGACGCAACAGGGCAAGAACTTGAAGTTGGCGATGCCGTTGTATTTGCATACTATGCCGTGCATTGTCGGCTGGATGGTGTTGGATATCCAATGGCTATTGGACGAATTGAACAAATTTCAAAAACGCAAAAACGTAGGGGCAGCAAGCAAATACCCATGCTTGTTGTTTCCTGCATTGATCGCAGCCACGAGGTTAAACTATGGCCCAAGGAAGTGGTAAAGGTGCCGGTTGATCTCTGGGCCATGTGCAATCTGAGACGTGATTGATCATGCATCCGCATCGAGACGAACACCAGCATGAGTTTTTGCAGGACATTTTTCCTGGATATGATCAGTCGTACGTGCCGATCTGGGGAGGTTACTGGAGCGACTATTCCGGCTGCGCATGGATGGTCATACTGGATCGCAATGGCCAGCTATACATGTTATCTTACTGTTATTGTCCCGAAACAGGTTCGAACGACCCCGAGTGGAACCCTTGGCCAATCACCTATGAGCAAGCCCTGGTCGAGCTTGCTGAATGGGAAGAAAATCTTGAATGATCATTGATTGGGTGTTATCGGTATGACCGTGCCAGTACCAGATGTGGAAAATCCGCTGGAGATTGCCGTTGTGTTTTGTGATGGTATGGTTTGCTGGAATGGAGCCAACATAAAGTTGGTTGCCTCTGCCAGGCGGCGCTGCACCAATTGCGGTACCAGATTTCCGGCCCCATTTATGGTCCATTGCATCCAAAGGTTTGGAACGTTTTGTATGTTTCCTGCCACCAATTCCTTGATTACTGGAGCATTGGTAAAGTTCGTCTGACCTATGTTGAAAGCTAGGCTGCACAACATGTCGTATTGTGTTTGTGTAACAGACACGTTGACCACCGGCCGCATCCAGTTTTGAACTGCAACCATGTCTTGCTGGAAAAGCTGACCGATGAGTTGCTGGCTGAGCGGGGCCGTTAACGTGTAGGAACTGCCGTTGATGCTCACCTGTCCGGTGCTGATTTCAACTGGGGTTAGATTATGACCATAGCCTATTTGTGTAACCGGCGGTTCTCCAACCACGATCGGAATGTAGCTGCCGTTTTCATATCCTATCATGAATTGAGACCCTGCCTGTGACAACTGCAAGGTAGATGCAGGTTGTATGGCCGAGTTTCCAATCGGTCCTTGATATGCATATACGGGTTGGTTTTGGATATTGTAACCCGCACCAGTGTATACACCGGCGGGCATGTTTGCTAATGGCGTACCAATGAGATTGAGCGGTTTGTTGCTGTTTTGTATCACCTCGCCGGGCCGCAAACCGGTCTTTGTATTGTAGGTGGTTGCGTTCTGAATACCATATGTATTTCTTCCGCCATGATCGTCATATGGTTCGTGGTACGGTAGATGATAGACTATGGTATCCGTTAGTATAGGAACCACATTGCCCAGCGTATCAAGTATACCATCCTGCTGATTGATGTCATTTGGACCCTGCGCAGCGACCGCAACAACAGCCAACGGCGGTGCCGTGCCGTTTATATCCACACGGGTTGCAAAAAGGTTTATTTCACTGGAAGCTCCAAGTGCATAATCCTGTCCGACGCTTTCGTGCACGAAACCGCCTGCTGCCCTGTTCCAGTTGGTTCCGGCGGTGTCAAACATGTTTGCCCCTGCAAACCTATGCATGTCAGCACCGGATGTCAGGAACATGTACTGATTTGCAAGCAGATGCATGCTATTGGTGCTCTGCATCCTAATATACCCATTTTGTAAATTAGGATTTTCATATACCAATCCACATGTAGGGCGCGATGCGGTTCCGGTACCAGGAACTGTATTATTGACCCCGCCCGCTGGCTGACCTGGAACGGGAGTGCTACCGCCTGAACCTAGTAAATCTGGGCGTTGCATATATAGATTTGATTCTTTGGTTGCGCGATCACCAATACCCTTTCTTGGTGCTTGTATAATAAGATTGGCAGCGCCTTGTAGATCATTGTTGGTGATAAAGTTGTTAAGGCCATTGGCTACCATCCACGTTAGTGCGCTTGGAAGATTATATTGTACGCTGGTTAGCGCGGCCTGCTGATATGGACCAAGTAGATCCCATGCTCCACCTATCTGTCTATGGGCACCTGCAATATAAATTTGTGCATCGATGTTTAAAAGGGCCACGCATTGTTCATCAGTTGCCGTTGCGTTACCAGGCGGGTTGCTTGAGCTATTGGCGCTGGTCACGGCGATACGTCCTGCTGTTCCTGTGTCGATATACCCTTGTGCATATTCATTTGGTTGTATTTGATGGCCGTAGCCTATGCTTATTTTGACACGCTGATTTTGAGCATCCCAAAATGCATGGTTGTCCTTGCCTTCAACCTGTTGCAGAAACGGAACAAGCACGCTTGTAACTGTAACTCCAGGTGGCGCGGTACCCGGCGCGGTTGCTGTTGTGGATGCTGGCGGAATTGGGCTACCGGGTAGGTTTGATGCAGGTGTTGCAGGAATCGGCGCAGGTGC